GTGTCAATTATACTTTTTAGGAGAAGGAAAATGGAAGACCCGAGCAGTCAGAATTTGTTGCTGCAGTTTGTATTATTAGTTGTTTTGACCTTTTTAAATGCCTTTTTCTCTGCGACAGAGATGGCCATGGTTTCCCTTAGCCGGTCGCGTGTTGAACAAAAAGCTGAAGAAGGTGATAAACGCTATATCCGTTTGCTAAAGGTACTTGAAAACCCAAATCACTTTTTATCAACCATTCAAGTTGGTATTACTTTAATTACGATCTTGTCAGGTGCGAAGTTGGCGGATTCTCTTGGAGAATTGATTGCCTCTTGGATGGGAAATAGCGAATCTGCACATGCAATTGCAAGCTTCCTGTCACTTGCTTTCTTGACCTATATCTCTATCGTTTTTGGTGAGCTCTATCCCAAACGAATTGCTCTAAACCTTAAGGATTCCTTGGCTATCCGAACAGTACCATTTATTATTGCTCTTGGTAAAATTGTAAGTCCCTTTGTTTGGATGTTATCGGCATCAACCAATCTTTTGAGTCGCTTGACACCAATGACATTTGACGATGCAGATGAAAAAATGACCCGTGATGAGATTGAGTATATGCTTACTAATAGTGAAGAAACCTTGGATGCTGATGAAATTGAAATGCTGCAAGGGGTTTTCTCGCTTGACGAGCTTATGGCGCGTGAAGTCATGGTCCCACGAACAGATGCCTTCATGGTTGATATTCAAGATGATACTCAGACGATTATCGAAAGCATTTTAAAACAAAACTTTTCTCGAATTCCAGTTTATGATGATGACAAGGATAACGTGATTGGTCTGATTCATACCAAGAGCCTGTTAAAAGCAGGCTTTTACGATGGTTTTGACAATATTGTATTGAGAAAAATTTTACAGGAACCACTCTTTGTACCTGAAACTATTTTTGTGGACGATTTGTTAAAAGAGTTGAGAAATTCACAAAGACAAATGGCTATTCTTCTCGATGAATACGGAGGAATGGCAGGTTTGGTCACTCTCGAGGATTTACTTGAAGAGATTGTTGGTGATATTGATGATGAAACTGACAAGGCAGAAGTAGAAGTCCATCAGATAGGTGAAGATACCTATATCGTTCAAGGCACCATGAATTTGAATGACTTTAATGATTACTTTGATTTAGAGTTAGAAAGCGACGATGTTGATACCATCGCAGGTTATTATTTGACAGGTGTAGGAACTATACCAACAACGGAAAAACTCAGTTATGAGTTAGAAAATTGTAATAAAAAAATTACTTTGACCAACGACAAGGTCAAGAATGGCCGTGTAACAAAGGTCAAGGTTCAGATTCAAGAACTTGAAGTCGAAGAAGAAACTGAATAAAATAAAAGCTTTATCAGCTAAATACTGATAAAGCTTTTTCATCGTTAAAAATAAAAGACCCCATCCGGAGTCTTTGTTCAATATAATAGAGGCGGTAGACGGATTTTACACCCTTTATTTATCAAAGGTTACGGGTAGTTCGCCCCAAATCCGCCCCAAAATTACGCAATTAGAAAAATTTCTTTTATTTTTTCAAAGTTCTTATCCGCTAGTGCTTCCATTTGATGCGAATATACTTTCAAGGTTATATCAGGGCTTTCATGACCTAACAATTTTGATATCGTGACAATGTCAACGCCTTTTAAAATCAAATAAGATGCGTAAGTGTGACGCAGACTATGATTTCTTACTGGACGACCAACTAACCTTTTTATCAGCTTATTACAAGCCGAGTTAGACACACCAAAACAGACACGGTTCTTTATGTTTGCTTGCCAATATTTCTTTTTGTAGGTTTTCAGCGTTTTAATCGTGGTTTTGTCAATCGGGACTTTCCTTTTTGACGTTTCATTTTTTAGATCAGCAAAATCTTGCGTTTTAGAGTAGTCAAAGGACTTGTTTATATCTATTATTCCATTTTGTAAGTCGATATCATTCCAAGTGAGCCCTAGAGCCTCAGAAAAGCGCATACCAGTTACTGAAAGGATGTAGAGGGTAAAATAGGACACGTACTGTATATTCGAGCGTGTAGACGAAATTAGAGCCTTATACTCGCTTTCTTCCAAAAAGTCATTTTCTTCTGCTCGGTTTTCGATTTGTGACTTAACTTTTGCATCGTCAGCGAAATTATAGCTGATTACTTGCTCCCTGACTGCGACTTTCAAAGCGCCTTTAATTTGATAATGGAATTTCTCAAGCGTTTCTTGAGCGTATTTCTCGCCAAACTCATTGAGCCGTTTTTGATAATAAAGGGGTGTTATGTCCTTTACTTTCAAATCACCAAAGTACGTTTTGATATGCTTTAGATTCTTTTTGTATGTATCCCAGGTCTTATCCTTGACATGTGGGCGTTTGTAAACGTCTGACCACATTTTGACAAAATCATACAAAGTAACGTCTTTATCTGTCAGGATATTTTCGGACAGGCTATCCTCTATCTCCCTCGCTGCAACTTGAGCCAGTTTCTTGGTCTTGAATCCACTTTTTGATTTCTGTTTATACTTCCCGTCTTTGTCTTTGTAAGATATTCGGTACTCCCAACCGTTTTCCCTTTTTCTAAAGTATGCCATTTGATTTTCACCTCATTTCTTGATAAAATGGGTATAGTAAAACGGGCCATTTAATGCCTTTTACTATCCTGATTGCCTCACGCTCTCCTTGGCCAAAATTTGAGTGTGGGGATTTTTTTGTTTGAACTATTTCCATTTTGGAAACAGTTACTGCCTTTATATAATATATTTCCTAAAAACAGTAAAAGCCGACTAGACTCTAGCCGACTTTTCTATGGTATGGACTCCCTTGTAAATGCACGCATTTTTTATAGGGCGCTGAACTAAATCAGTCTTACACTATATCCATAGTATCAAATTCTTTATAAGATGTCAACGATTTTTTTGAATACAACCATCATTTTTGTTAATTCCACGTTTTTAGCATAAGCTGATTGATTCCTCTGGCAGCGTGCTATAAAATTGTTTATAGCTTGTTTTTGGTACTGTAGTACCGCAGGAGAGCAATAAGTCTTAGCTAATACTAAAAGTGAAATCAAATCGTTTACTTTCTTATAGTTTTTATATTTGATTACATCGACTTGTTTTGCAAAAGTAGTAATAACAGCGTTAACGTTTGATAGTTTATCGTTCTTTTCAAACACATTGAGTAGTAAAACGCTATTATGGGCACAGGCATTTCTTATATGTCTAGCTCCATCGCCTAATTCTGAAGCTTTTTTCAATGATTTGCATCCATGTTTTTGGTAGTAGAAAGTTACGAATTTAATGAGGCACCCATAATCCATATGTTCTAGCAATGCCCAATATGGATAATCATGTTTTCTTTTATTAAACATAGCGTTTTGATAACGTGACTCTCTGAATTTCTTCTTTGTAAACTCGTAATATTTATTGTATTGCGAGTTTTTAAACTCAGTCAGAATGCTATATCCATCTTCTTGGGGATTATTATTTATTTGGCGAGAAAGCTCAACCTTAATAAAATGTTCTACATCGATTGCTATATTTAAAAGTATACCTCTGATTTTCATATCAAGAGATGCAAGATCCTGTAAATACGAGAAATCTAAATCCACATATTTACCGTCTTTCTTTTTAAAGTTTTTCCTAAAGGCAGCTAGTTTGTAGTAGTAGTTATTCTTATCCAAGAAAGTGATTGCTTGACCTATAGAAATATTGTTGAAGGTAACATCTTTAGAATCTAGATGATTGACGAGTTTTCTATTATCCCATTTTGGTTGACGACTCAATAGGTAACACCTCCTCTATACACCCCAACTACAGCAAAAATCTTGATGTGTGTGTCTTCGGCCGGTGGGAAGTCTAGGATAATGTCTTCATACTTGTCGTTTAGCGACACTAGGCGTAAACGTCCGTTTTCGGTGTATATCTTCTTGAAGTAAGAACGGTCTCCGTATGCGATAACTGCTAAATCTCCGTTATAGGTAGTTAGTCCCTTGTCTACTAAATAGAGAATATCTCCGTCCTGGTAGTCAGGTTGCATGGAATCTCCGCTGACTTTAGTTGCGATATCGTGGCGTGGTGGTCGTTCATGAACCTCTATAATCTCTCTGTCTGTATCGTCGTAACCAAATCCGTAGTTAAATCCACAAGCTGCAGCCGTCTCAGATACTATCTCGACTTGATACAAGCTGATGAGGTTTTCCGATACTTCGTTTACCTTCGATTCTTCTTCATTCCTCTGCTCTTTCAGTTGCCTCTCTGCATAGGTTAAGACCTTGCTTTGCCTTGGCGGTGCTAGTTGGTCGTAGATGGTTTGGATGGGGGAAGCGGGAGAAGAAGAGTCATCGGTTTGAGAAGGAAAAAAATCATCTATCGAGACACCGAAAATATCGCAAAGCTCAAAGAGCATGTCTTGATTAGCTTTCCTATCTCCTTTTTCATATCTACTAATAGTTTGTTTAGTAGTATTCAATCTTTTAGCAAGTTCATCTTGAGTAAAACCGGCTGATTTTCGAAAAGTTCTAATTTGATTTCCAATATATTTTTTCAAATCCATGTCCCGTACCTCAATTTTAGTAATTCTATAAGTAGATTATATAAAAAAGTCACCGAAAACGCAACTTTTTTTATTTTTTAATTAAAATAATGTTGACAAGTCACCAAAATGGTGATATAATATAATCAAGCTTAAGGAAATAACAAAATAAGCAGGAGAAAAAACATGACTAAAGAATTTACAACACAAGAACAAATCGCACTAGCAAAAGAAATCTTACAAGTTAAGAATCGCAGAGAACGCTCGTTGAAACTTGGAGAAATCCTAGACCGTGAAAAACTATCGTCAGATAATATGTACGCATTGTACAATACACTACTGACAGCAATCAGAGTTTACGGTGACGTTATCGGATTTGACGACAAAGACTTTCAGGAAATGGCTCTTACAATCTTAGTTCTTGAAAAGGTTGAAGATGCTAAACAAGCTAGGGTAGCGTAGAGGGGTGCGATTCCCCTCCTAGTTATTGCTCATAGAGCGAAAATAATAGAGAAAGGAGTAGGAAAATGAAACCAAACCGATATCCGTATAGTGGGAAAAGAAAAAGCCTTGAAAGAAAACCTGTAAACAGCGTTGACATCAAGGCGGGTACTATTAAGTTAGATAGTTCAAGTATCACCTTTAGTAGCAGTAAGATTACTATTAAAGGTCAGTCCATTACTGGCGTGTAAGTTCCGTCTGGTTCGAGACGAAGCGGTTTATTACAATCTACGTTGACTGTCCCATCTGGTAACATATCGTAATTGATAATTAAGCCATTTGGATAGATTGTTTCAACGTATGTATGCCCTGGGCCTTTTTCATGAACAATTTTAGTGACTTGATCTTGAGGGATTCCAGTCTTGATAGTCATTTCCATAAGATTCCTCCTTTCTATTGAACTTTTGACTAAAACAGTGAGAGGTCCTAGTCAGTAATGATTATAACATGAGCAACAGAAAAACACAACATATTGTTAATTAAATATATTTGTTTAACAACATATAGTGTCTAAGGTGTAAAAATGTGGGAAAAATTAAACCGAATAATGCAGGAAAGAAATTTGAATGGTTATCAATTATCTAAGATGTCTGGAGTCAACCGCAGTTTCTTTTCTGATTTGAAAAGTGGAAAGGTGAAATACCTTTCTTGGCCGAACATATGCAAAATTGCTGATGCACTGGAAGTCAGCTTAGATGAATTAAGATAAGGAGGTAGGAACGTGCAAATTTATCTTTATCAATTACGAAAAGAAAAAGGCATTACACAGAAAGAATTAGCACAGAAACTTGGGATTTCTGAAACGGCATACCGTCAGAAAGAGAAGGGGCAGAGCGCTTTTACTCAAGATGAAATGTTTTTCTTGCGTAGCTTTTTTGATAAACCTTTGCAAGATATTTTTTTACCAAGAAAGTCACCAAAACGGTAACTAAAAGATTCAATATTAACAAAGAAAGGAGAAATCATGACAGATTTTAAAAACTTGAATGTTCAACTAATCTTTCAGAAATGCAATTGATGATTATACAGCAGTTAAAAACGATTTTCTGAGAGATCCAGAACTTGAACCTGCTACGATTGGGATATTGATGGTTATCCTTAGTAACAAAGACAATTGGCTTGTTTATCCAGAAGAAATAGCTAAACGATTAAATGTTAGTCGTGATATGGTAGACCGTCATCTAAAAAAACTAGAGGATGCAGGCTATATGCGAGTTGTCAAAAAAAGCCTCGGTAGAGGTAGAGGAGTTCAGGCTTTCAGATTCTTCTCAGATACCAAAATTACTGATTTTCAATTTGAGATTATGCTGCAGAGATTAGAAGATGCTTTACAAAAGTTATCCACAGTTTGATATTTACATTTCCGACTTTTACAAATCTGTATTTTACAAATCTGTATTTTACAAATCAGTAAAATAAGGCACTAATAAATATTAACTAACAACAAGTATTAAATAACAATAAATATTAAATAACAACAAGTCCTACTTCTCTAAATAAATAAAAGAGAGGAATTTAAAAATTTCTAATTTAGGACTTCGCAGAATGGGAAAGGAACGATTTTAGTGATGTTTATCGAAATTGAAAATTTATCAGATTTTATAGAATCCGCTAAAGAGATCATAACGAAAGCCGAAGAACTAGAAACTGCTGTTCAACGGCTAAATGAAATGGAACTGGAATTAAAAACCAAGGCGACTGATAAGTGAAGCTTTTTGAGCTTCGGCCAGCATCTCTTTCCAACTGGAGAATTTGGTTTGATTTGAAACGAATGTGTCTAAGGTTGTTTCATCTGCTGCTTCAAGTTCTTCTGCGGTAGAAATGTTTTCAGGACTTGATTTCAAAAAATCTTCTATGCTGGTGAAATTCGAATTTTCGCGCATAAATTTTTCAGAAAATATTTCATCAAAAGAATATTTGTGAGTTCCTGAAACTGCCTGAGAGTTTTTAGATAACTGTTTGAGGTTTTTCTCAAACCTATCCATTCCTTTTATCTTAAAAGACATAGGATTCACCTCCTTTCTGCTTTTATTATAGCAGAATTGTAGATAAAAAAAGCACCTGACGGCAATCAGGCGCACAACAAAATATTTCTAAAGGAATTATAACATGAATGATCTAATGATGCAAATGCTAGACCAGTTTGAAGCTGGTTTGATGGATAGGACGTTAAAAGTGATGAATGTTATCACAGACGAGAAAAAGCGTTATCCAATGGAGCTGAACAAGTCGCAATGCTCAGAAATGTTACTTGGAACGAAGGACACGACGACATTCGACGAGCGCTTCAACCGACACGCAGACTTTCCAAGAATTGAGGGCAAGCGTGAGAAATATCCAAGGGATGCAGTCATTGACTGGTATCACAAAAACTGGCAGAGAACGGCAATTTAGGAGAAACAACATGAAGTTATTGGACAGAATGACAAAATGGTTTTTTAACAATGAACCTAAAGAAAAAAATATTGATTGGAAAGAAACTGCTCTTATTTTTTCAGAAGAAAATATACAGTTAAGAAAACAACTTAAATACTGGATGCAAGTATGTTCAGACCAAAAGAAAATAAATGAAATCAACGAGGAAAAAGAAAAATGACAGAACCAACTTTAGCAAGCCAATTTTTAGGACTTGTAACCATTATTACTTGCTTATTCATCGTATTGTTATTGATTGCAAATAGCGAACAGAAAGCACGACGACAAAAAGAAGAACAAGAAAGATTAGATCAAGCAATTATTGACGTTTACCAACAAGGCAGAAATCAATTCAACAATATCGCAAGAGAAAACATTAGAAATTGCGATAGAAAATTCACGTTTGATACACAAGCACCAGTAGGTCTTAGACCTGACTTACTAGCATTACCGAAACCAAAGGAGCAATAAAATGAACCTTTATATTTGGGATTGTGGATGTTGCGACTGCGGACATGAATTTGAATACACAGGAAGTTATCCGCCTATCGAGTGTGAGAAGTGCGGAAGTACAGAATTAAGATGCGTATTTATCGGGAGGGAATATGATTGGTAGAGATTTAAGCAAAATTGAAGCAAACGTACTGAATTTAATTATCAACCATGCAACGTTTGAAGCACCTATCAAGGCTGAAAAAGTCAGACAAGAAACTGGACTATCAAAACGAAGCCTTGAAGAAGTGATTGAGAGTTTACGAGTGAATTTCAAACATCCAATCGTGGCGAAAAAAACACAACCGAGCGGATATTACTTACCGCGCAACGAAGAAGAGCGACAAGCTGGACTTGCGCCGTATAAACGGCAAATTTTAACTGAACAAAAAAATCTAGCGACTGTTATGGCAGTTGACTTGAAAGAATATTGGAGCGCATAAGGAGAAAAAACATGGCGACATTATACGAACTTACTGGACAATTCCTTGATATTTATAACATGGATTTAGACGACGAAACAAAATCAGATACGCTTGAAAGTATCGACTGGAATAGCGACTACGAAGAAAAAGTTGAAAATTATATCAAGGTTATCAAGAACAATGAAGCGGATATCGAAGCACGCAAGAACGAGATCAAGCGACTAACTGAACTCAATAAAGCAGACGAACGCAAGAACGAGCGCATGAAAGAAGTTTTGAAAGAGAGCATGGACTTGACCGGACATGAACGGGTGGACACTTCACTATTCAAGGTATCGTTTAGAAAGTCTGAAGCCGTGGAAGTTGATGACTTACTATTGCCGGAAAGCTACAAAGTCGCAACGTGGAAAGCTGATAAAAAGCGCTTGAAAGAAGATTTGAAAAATGGACTTGAAATTTTGGGTGCTGAATTGGTGGAACGTAAGAACTTGAGTATCAGATAGGAGTTTGAGAATGAAGAAATCAGAAACGCTAACAGAATTTAGCAAGGCTTTTGCTAAAACTCAACAAGAAATGAAACAACCTTTAAAAGATGCTAACAATCCATTCTTTAAAAGCAAATATGTACCGCTTGAAAACGTGGTAGAAGCTATCACAGAGTCAGCAAGTAAAAATGGTTTATCATTTACACAATTCCCGTCAAGCGATGAACTTGGGAATGTAACGGTTGGGACACTTGTTATGCATGAGTCGGGAGAATGGATTGAATATGATCCAATCAAGATGAAACCAGTTAAAAACGACCCGCAATCAATCGGGTCAGCTATCACTTACGCTAAACGTTACGCATTGTCAGCTATTTTTGGGATAACAAGCGACCAAGATGATGATGGCAATGAAGCAACGCAAACAAAAAAGCAACCAGCTACAAAAACGAAAAAACAAGACGAACCCGTTATCTCGGTTGAAAAAGCAAACTACTATTTGAAAGAAATTGCTAAAATCTCAACCGAAAAAGAAAAAGATGACGGTTCAATCGTGAAATGGTTCTTGCAACATTTAGGAGTTGCAGACTACAAACAAATTAAAGAGTCACAAGTAGAACAAGCTGATATGCTTTTGAACAAACTGAAAGGAAATTAAAATATGTTAAACAATATTTCACTCGTTGGCCGTCTTACGAAAGACGTAGAACTACGTTATACCCCGTCAAACGTGGCAGTCGCTACGTTTACCCTTGCAGTCAATCGCACGTTTAAAAATGAAAACGGCGATCGTGAAGCTGATTTCATTAACTGCGTGATGTGGCGACAACAAGCTGAAAATCTTGCAAACTGGGCGAAAAAAGGCGCATTGATTGGAATTACTGGACGTATTCAGACACGAAGCTACGATAATCAGCAAGGGCAACGGGTTTATGTTACCGAGGTTGTAGCTGAAACGTTCCAGTTGTTAGAAAGTAAAGGACAAGGCAACCAAACGCAACAAAGACAGCAAGGGCAACAACAAGCGTCCGATTTTTCAAGGAACGCAAACACAAACCCGTTCGACATTTCGGATGATATGTTGCCGTTCTAAAGGTTAGATCATGGAAAAACTAATTTTAAAATTTGAACTTGATAGAAAGCAGATGATTTCAGCAAATGACAGACTACACTTTCAGAAAAAAGCTAAAATCACAAAGTTTTTAAGACAATTAGCGCATTATGAAGGGCAGAATACTTTACTAGATTACTACGGCTTACCTTTTAACGAGGACAAGCCTTGCAAAGTGATTGTTTGGGTATTCGCCCCAACTAATCGCATATACGACCCGCCGAATTGGTCGCCAACAAGTAAGGCGCTATTGGACGGCTTGACCGATGCGAAGTTTTGGACGGATGATAACTACCACGTTATCAAGGGTGTTGAATTTAGGCACGGTGGAAATTCCGGAAACAAGAAATATAGAATTGAACTGGAGATTACAGAATGGAAAGAAGCGGACAAGTAAAGATTGAGTTATACAATGACCATTTTGAAAACGCTAAGCGCTACAACATACCACGGGCGCAGTTGATTATTGCTGATATACCTTACAACCTCGGAAACAATGCATACGCAAGCGATCCGCGTTGGTATAAGGACGGCGACAACAAAAACGGAGAAAGTAAACTAGCTGGAAAATCTTTCTTTGACACGGACAACGATTTCAAAATCAATAACTTTTTCGATTTTTGCAGTCGATTGCTAAAAAAAGAGCCAAAAGAAAAAGGACAAGCGCCAGCCATGATTGTTTTCCACGCATGGCAACAGAGAGAAATGGTTATTGAGTGTGGGAAAAAACATGGCTTTAATAATGCTTATCCGCTATACTTTACCAAAAAATCAAGTCCGCAAGTCTTAAAAGCAAATATGAAGATTGTCGGAGCAGTTGAAGAAGCGACTGTCTTATATCGTGACAAGTTGCCAAAATTCAACAATAACGGCGCAATGGTATTGAATCATGCACCGTGGGAAAAAGATAACTCATATCCAAGTATTCATCCAACGCAAAAACCTATTCCAGTCTTGAAACGCTTGATTGAAATTTTCACGGATGAGGGCGATGTGGTTATCGATCCATGTGCCGGAAGTGGTTCGACACTTCGAGCAGCAGCAGAAATGAATCGGAATGCTTATGGCTTTGAAATCAAGAAAGACTTTTACAAGAAAGCGCAAGAGCAAATGCTTTCTACGTTTCAAACCAGTCTATTTTGAACCAGTTTATCAGACTACAATATTTGATTTTTTGGAGTAAACATGAACATAAAACAACAAATGATTGAATCGCTAGAACGTTCAATCGAGCAAGCGAGCGCAAGGATTGAGGAATTATCTGAACCTTGTGTGAAGTCGCTTGCACACTCACGAAGCGCTGAACGTGATTTTTGGAAGAAGAAATTGAAAAGGTATCAAGAACAGTTAAAGGAGTGTAAAAATGAATAAACAGGAATTGATTGGAAAATACGAGTATTTGAACCATGATTGTTTCAGAAGGGTTGATACGTCTGAAGTTTTGAAAGATTTGAAACAACTAGACGAACCGCAGAAAGTCGTAGTACCGAAGTTTGTGGCAGATTGGTATGAAAAGCATAAAGATGATTTAGAATATGATATTTGGGAATACATTTCGCACTGGGGCAAACAACAAAAGTCTGAATTTTATGAATGGATGAATCATGCTAATAATAAACCATTTCAAACCCTCGTCAACATGCACCAGTTCGGCTACGAGGTCGAGAAAGAGAAGCGGTATACAGTGAAGATTATTGGGATTACCAATTATAATAGTTACTTAAATTACTACAAGGAAGAAAATGAGTGGACTATTGAATCTCGTATGGAGATTGATGCAATAAGAACTGAACACACCCGTAAAGAGTTAGAAGAAGCAGGCTTTGGTTGGGTGTTTGATTGTGAAGGTATTGAGATTGAGGAGGTGGAATAAATGGAAGAGTTGATGTATTGGTTAATGTTCTTAGCTTGTGTGTCGGTTTTAGTAATGGCAGTATTTGTATTGCTCTATCAACGTCAAGTTAATATTGATTTAAGAAATAAATATAACGATTTAACACGAGAGTTAAATAATAGTTTTGGTTGGGAAGAATGGAATTGGGCGAATAATTTCAGAGAGTACGCTCGAAAAGTTGATTCCCTAGAAAATTTTCGGATGGACATTGAACGACTTGAAATTATCAAGAAAGCATTAGATGTTCAAAAACTAGAAGAATTACAAAAACGTAAAGAACTAGTTGAACGTGAAATCGAACAGCTTGAAAAGTGAGAGGTGGAAGAATGAAAGATTCTGTTTGGCTAGAATGGATTGCTGAGGTTATGGCAACTAAACCAGTTGACAATGGATTGCTAGAAAGCCAACGTGGTCAAGAAGTAGTTGACTTGCTATTAGATTTAGAAAGAAATGATTTTAATTGGCATAGAGGAGATGCTGACACTTTCTGGATAGATGCTCAGATGTGTATTAAGTATCAACTTTCAAATGCTGAGATTAAATTTTTAGCTAAACAACAACCAGGTGTTGTGAATTATAAGAAGCACGCAAAAGAAAGAAATGCTTATTCAGAGATGATGAGAGGTCTTGAGAAGTTGAAAGAACTTAACTTTCCAGAAATCTATAATCATTCGTTATCTCCAGAAGAAGAAAAGAAAAAATTTGAAGAAGAAATGGCGGTTGAACAAAAGTACATATCGCCTTATCAAAAATTAGATGAACTTGAAAAACGATTTTTTGAAAATCAATTTTTATTTGGTCAAAAAGTGATGGAAGCTGCAATGAGTATTGTATCAAGCGAAAAGAAAATAGCTGTTGATAACTTCTTCAACATCGGAAGTCATCGAATTAAATTCACTATCGAGGAGGTAACGGAATGACAGTAGAACAATTCCTTCAATCATTATCATACCTTATGTGGGCTTCATATTGGTCAGTAATTTTTTATAAGTTCTTTAAAAATAATAAAAATAATAAAGATTGAGGAGGTGGAGTGATGAAACCTAAAAAATATCCGTATTCAGGAGTTGCAAAAACAAAGAAAACAACTAAAAAAGAAAAGCTAGAACTTGTGGCGTTTCCAAATATAGCTATCAGAAAAGATATACTAAAACACATTTTTTCAGTTGTCAAAAATCATGACAATACAACTATCATTTATTTCAGATTTTATAAAATTTTCGGAGCGTATGAGGAACAAAAATTCAAAGTCAATTTGAGTTATGAGGAAACTATGAAAATTTTGAATTTGGAGGCGGAGTGATGGGGAAATCAAAAGAAATTGGTTTAGAAATCACAGAAATACAAGTAAAGGTATTAACTCAATCCGAATCCTTGAGTGCCTATGAATTGAATAACATTAAAATAAAAGCAAGAACTTTATATGAAAGTCTTGTATGGTTACATTACGAAGCACAGGAGAGAAAATATTGAAACGCTTCTTAATTGGCTATTGCCTATTATCAACTTGCTTGCTATTCATGCAACGTGAAACGCAGAAACCCTTGCTAGTCTATCATGCTGATAGTAAATATCAGATAATGGGCAAGGTGGAAGAAAAACGAAAAATCGGAACTCTTTTCACTATCACGGTAAATGGTAACGTGTTTGTGGTGAGTGAAGAACGGTTTGAAAATATTGAAGTAGGTCAAGAAGTGGGAATATGAAAAAAGTCATACTTAAAATTAAAAAAAGATTTTTTAAATCAAAATCGCCATCAACGATTTTTATGAGCACGAATATTGATGCCTATATTAATGCTTTCAAGGAACAGAAAGGAGATAGCAAAAAAATGACAACAAACATGGAACTTTTAGCGCACCGTGTCGAGCAATGGGCCAAAGAAAGAGGTCTGGACAATCCAGATAATAGCGATAAGCAATTATTGAAATTGTTTGAAGAAGCTGGCGAATTGGCACAGGCTCACATCAAGCAACGTGACGATGACGGGCAAGATGCTATCGGGGATATTTTGGTAGTGCTGACTATTTACTGTCAACAAAAAGGCTGGAGCATTGCAGAATGTTTTGAACTAGCGTATAACGAGATCAAGAACCGAAAAGGAAAAATGGTAAACGGTTCATTTGTGAAAGAAGGGGATTTGAAATGATACCAAAGTTTAGAGTGTGGGATAAACTAGATAAAGAAATTTACGGAGTGGAAGAAATTAATTGGTTTGACGGGGAATTTGATTTTATCGGCGACGGTATCACTTTCAAACGTGATGCAGACGAGGTCGAACTCATGCAATCAACAGGACTTTTTGACAAGGAAGGTACAGAGGTTTTTGAAGGTGATATTATTTCTATAGAATTAGAAGAAATTGAAACGCCAATTAATGCTAAGATTTTCCAGAATAATAAAATAGGCATGTTAATGTTCCATGTTTTTGAAGATAATGAGGATGTCCCGATGGTGGAGTTGCTAGAAGAAAATTCTGTAGCATTTGCAGTCATCGGCAACATCTACGAAAATCCAGAACTTTTGGAGGTGGAAGAATGAACCCAGAACAAATATCTTATGAGGGGCTGTTTGATAACGTAAATAAACCGAGCCATTACATTTCAGAAAGCGGGATTGAAGCCTTGGACGTGATAGATGCTTTTAAAGCTTCCCCTGAATACAAAGCAGGCTTCTTTTGGGGGAATGTCGTAAAGTACGTTTTGCGCTTTCATAAAAAGAACGGTGTCGAAGATTTGAAGAAAGCAGAATTTTATTTGAAACGGTTGATTGAGGAATTGGAGAATGGAAACTAAATCTTTTTCAAAACAACTGAGAATGTGGAGAGTTGAAAATAATTTGACACAAAAACAAGCAGGAGAATTATTCGGAGTTTGCGGAGTGACGATTTCTTGTTGGGAAACAGAAAAGGCAAGTCCAGCAAACCGTTTGAAATTGATTGTATGTCAGAGGATTGGCTATGATTTCAAAATAGACAATAATTCTTTTGGTTCAATCATCCGTCGAAAACGACTTGAACTTGGATTGTCTCGCAAAGAGCTCGCTGATGAAATTGGGTATAGCGAGTACTCAGTCAATCGTTGGGAAAACAATCTAGCAAAACCATTTAACAGTACTCTGAAAGATATATGTGATTTCTTTGGATTGAATACTAAAGATTTCAAACAGTGGAGGTAGAATTTGGTAAAAAAGAATTTGGCAAAAGCACGGAGAGATTACCTTGAGTTTGAACTAGATGATAAGTATTTAAAAATTGACAAACTTATCGGTCAACGCAGGCATGAATTAGAAAGAATGTATGAAGTGAAACATCTAACCGTTCCTGGAATTGATGATACAGGAGGCAGTGGTAGCGGAACTTTTGTAAACAGGTCAGAAAACCTAGCAGTAGCATATGCAAGTGATCCAATGATTTTACGATTAGAAAATTTACAAAATGCTATAACAAAAACACTAGAGAATTTAGAGCCAGACGACAAAAAAATCTTTTATCTTCGTTGGGGGGAACATACGGGATATGACTGGATTCAAGTTTGGCACATAATGGAGAGTGGTGAAACAGGATATCTGTATAGACACAGCAAGCAGATTTACAGAAGACGTGAAGTTATTTTGGATGCGTTAGCAAGTCTACTCTTTATGTAAAGTTGTCAAAAAAACATATAGAATTGACAAAAAGAAAGTAGTAAACTGATATCATGAAGAAAAAAGGTAGAGAGAAAAACTCTACTTTTTTTGTGTTAAAAGGAGGTGAGGATATGTGGTAGTTGTTGAACCAATTAGAAACAGAGATGATGTTCAGCTTATGATTGAATGGCTAACTTTACATAGCGCAGTCAAAGAATCAGACAGACAACGAAACCTCATGCTCTTCTTATCTGGTGTAAACCTAGGTTTTCGTATTGGAGATATTGTTAAACTTAAAGTGAAGCACGTAAAAGGTTGGCACGTCCAGATTGTCGATGAAAAGACAGATAAACCAACCAAAAGAAAAATGCCAAAAAAATTCAAGAATGCTATGAGGCAATACATCAAAGATAAAAAAGATGAAGACTTTCTCTTTCCAAGTAGAAATGGAAAGCATCAACATATCAAACCTAACACAGCATACAAGATCATAAAGAAAGCTGCTGAAGAAGTTGGTTTAGAAAACATAGCTACTCACTCAATGAGAAAGACCTTTGGTTTATTTATGTATGAACAAACCAAGGATGTAGCATTAATTATGGACCTACTCAACCATTCAAGCCAAAGCATTTCGTTAAGATATATTGGCAAAAACCAAGATTCACAAGACAGAGCCATGACTAAGTTTCAAGGCTTTTAATTTTTTAATTTAATATCCAGTTCATTGTTTTGAGGTTATGATGATTTCGTTTTAGGTATTTTAAATAAATGCTTGATAATTCTAGATTATTTTGCATGTATCGAATTCACTAGAATATGTAAAACAAGGAATTGAGAGAGCAAAAACAAAGGAGTTTACATAGTTATGAAAGGTGAATTGGGAATGGAGTTTGTAGATGTAGTAGATGTTAAACAAGGATTGGCAATGTACAGAGTCAAAGAAAGTTTTTCAAAAAAGAAATTTTCATTTAAAAATATTTTTTTCTCTCCTTCCGAATGGAAAAAGATTAGAAATCAATTTTAAACATTTATGATTGATGTAAGTACTAGAGCTGCACGAGCATTATTTTATGCTTCGCAATCTTGGAGAATTTTGAGAGAGCAAGCACTTGAGCGTGATCACTACGAATGCGTTTGGTGCAGAGAAGAAGGTAAAGTTACAACAGAGAACCTAGAGGTTGACCATATCAAAGAGCTAGAGTTCTATCCAGAGTTAGCTCTTGAGCTTGACAACCTTAGAACTCTATGCAAAGAATGTCACAATAAACGTCACGGTCGTTTTCAATTTCGAAAATCTAAAAAAATGATTGAGAAAAATTTCAGAACTGACGAATTTTGGGGAGAATAGTACCCCCCGGTCAAAAAAAATCGAGTCTTTTTAAGGTTTTGGGAACCGGTGGGAGGGGCTAACTGTCCAAATTTTTAAACAAAAAATTAAAGGGGTGGGGGGTAATGGAAAAATACTCAGATAAAAATATAAAAGAATTAGAAAATCAACTACTTTCTAAAATTGGATATTTTAGTCCAAGAAAGAAAGATGCGATCCAATACGAAAAAGTGAATCGCTATCTCTATCTTGTGAAATTGCTATACGAACTAAAAGCTCGTCTTCACGATGATGGACTAGTCATCACAGTACACAATGGGCAACAAAGATTCCAAAAAGCAAATTCTCTCATCAAGGAAATTAATACGACAAGCAATCAACTCTTAGCTATTGAGCGATCGTTTGATTTTGAAGTTGAAAATTCTCCTGTTGAGAAAATTGGACCAGGAAGTGAACTGTTATGATTTCTCATCCACTTGTTGATGAATACATCGAGCTTGCAGATAGTGGTAAAATCGTTGTCAATCATGAAAGAAAGTTGCTGTTTAAAATCATCAAAGAGAAAATATATACTCGTGATGATTTATACTTCGACAATGAATTAATTGATAAGTTTATAAGATTTGCGGAAAAGAATTTTTTTCCTCTTGCCAAATATCAATTATTCTTAACTCCATTTATTTTTTTATTTAGAAAGTCAGATGGAGAGCCACATTTTGATGAGTATCTATATACTCTCGCTCGTGGTGGCGGTAAGAATGGTTTTATGTCAGCGAGAGATAGCTTTTTCATTAGCCCTCTTTATCCAGTTAGAGATTATGATGTCACTATCACAGCAAACTCGGAAAAGCAAGGGAAGGTTTCTTTTGAAGAAGTCTATGAAACTGTTCAAAGGAGAGGGCTTGAAGATCATTTCTATTTAACTAAAATGTCAATAACAGGTCGAGCCAACAACTCGGTCTTTTCTTTTAGGACAAATAATCCAAAAACAATGGACTCAGCTCGTGATGGTTGTCTAGAATTTGATGAAATACACCAATTTGAAAATGATTCTGCTGTTAAGATTCAGCGATCTGGTCTTGGTAAGATTGCACATGCTAGGACTTTTTATAATGGTACTAACGGGCACGTTCGTGAAGGTTTTTACGACAAAATGATAGAGAAATCTATGCAAATTTTGAATGGGGAAGTTGATGATTTTAGATTATTTCCTTTCATATGTAAACTAGACAATGCAGATGAAGTAGATGATATGAAAAATTGGTCAAAAGCAAATCCAATGCTTGATGAAACTACTCCGTATGCCAAAAGATTGTTTGCACGTACTAAAGCCGATTATGATGACCTCGAATTAGAGCCGTCTGGAAGGCAAGAATTTATGACCAAACGAATGAATCTTCCTGAAGCTGATCTTGAGAAAGATGTAACATCTCGTGAAAAACTCGTAGCTTGCTTACGTGAACCAGGAATAGACTTAAAAGGTCGCTCTTGTGTGGCAGGGTTTGACTATGCAAGTATTCGAGACTTTGCAAGCGTAGGATTATTGTTTAAAAACGGCGATGAGTTTATTTGGAAGCAGCATAGTTTTGCTAGAAAGAACTTTTTAAAAGCTTTTAAACTGAAAGCTCCTATTCAAGAGTGGGCTGACAAAGGTCTATTCACAATCGTAGATGGACCTAGTATCGATCCGCGATTATTGGTTAATAAGTTGCTCGAATGGAGCAGAGAATATCAAATTGAGTTGGTTTGCGCAGATGGTTTCAGGATGGATTTGTTGAAGCCATTACTTGAAGAGGCAGGATTTGAATACGAATTTTTAAGAAACCCAGGAGCGATTCAATCAAAGGTTGCACCAATCATAGAGGATGGCTTTGCCAATGAGCGTTTTGTCTTTGAGGATGATAACTCAATGATTTGGTATACAGATAATACATATGTCAAAGAGGATAAGGATGGAAATAAACGTTTCTTGAAGAAAGAACCTGTCAGAAGAAAAACAGATGGTTTCCATGCTTTGATTGCTGCTCTTTACAAGAGGGAGCTAGTGCAAGAGTCAAATGTCGGGGAATTCCTAGATATGATTGATAGTTGGGAATTTTAAACTAAGCATAAATTTTGGGTGGGTGGTAGGCAAAAGTAATTAAAGAAAGGAGGATGTGCCTTGGGATGGCTAAATTTATTTAAGCGCGAAGTACCAGAACCTAGTTTTGAGCTAGAAGATCTAGAACGGATGTTTGATAATCTTTACTTAAAAAGTTTGGCTGTTGATAAATCTGCAGAGTTTATCGCTCGTATCTTTGCAAAGTCTGAGTTTAAATATCTTGAAAAGAATAAAGTTAAGCGTTCAGATTGGGATTATTTACTGAATATCAGGCCAAACAAAAACGAATCAGCTTCTGAATTTTGGCAGAAGGTTGTATACCGACTAATCACAAAGAATGAAGTTTTGATTTTTTTGACAAAAGATGACCAATTGCTTGTAGCAGATTCATATACACGTACTAAATACGCTGTATTTGATGATGTGTTTGAATTTGTGACTTGTAGAGGATATACTTTTGAAAGCAAATTTAAAATGAGCGATGTTATTTTCTTACAGTACAATAACAATAGGCTACAAGATTATATATCAGATTTGTTCACAGATTATGAAAAGCTTCATTCAAGAATGGTTGATGCGTTAGCTAGAAATAATCAGATCCGTGGGATTTTAAGCACTAAAACAAATGGTAGTTTTGATACTGAAAGGTTAAATAACCTAAAGTCTTACGCTGATATTCTCTTTAAGTCATTTAGTACCAAAACAATTGCGATTGTACCGTCTCAATCAGGGATGGAATATTCAGAGTTGACGAATACAACAGGAACTTCAATGATGTCTGTTGATGAATTGAAGAAACTACGTAGGCAGTCAGATGATGAAGTTGCAGATATTTTGGGATTGCCAACCGCTTTATTGCATGGCGATATGGCTAACCTAGAGAATAGTCGGAAGATGTTTAATAGTTTTTGTTATCAATCTCTTGTGAAAAAAATAAGTGATGCTTTGAACTACTCAATACTTAACAGAAGCGGTTACGATAATGAAAAACAATTCGTAATTGTTGGAGAAGGCCAGAGAGATAAGTTTGCTCTTGCTGAAAGTATTGATAAATTGATTTCGTCTGGTTCAATGCTCATTAACGAGGTTCGTGCAGAGCTTGGCCTTGAAGCCGTACCATGGGGCGACAAGCCTCTAATCACCAAGAATTATCAGGTTGGTGAAATAGAAGAGAAAGGAGGTACGGAAGTAGATGAAGACAATTCAGATTAAGGGGGCGATTGTTTCAAACGATGACAAATGGCTTTACGATTGGTTTGAGTGGGATGCAACGGCTCCGAAAGATATCATCCTTCCTGAAACTGGAGAGCCTATTGAGGTTCACATCAATTCAGGAGGTGGAGATGTCTATGCAGGTAGTGAAATTTATACTGCCCTACGATCATATCAAGGCGATGTAACTGTTAAGATTGTCGGTATTGCAGCAAGCGCAGCGAGTGTGATTGCAATGGCAGGAGATACAGTTGAAATCAGTCCTACTGCTCAAATCATGATCCACAATGTATCATCAAATGTAAGCGGAGACTACAACACTCTACTTCATGAAGCAGGAGTTCTGGAAGGGTTTAATAAATCCATCGCAAACGCTTATGTTCATAAGACTGGTAAAGCTCTAGATGATTTACTTGAATTAATGAATAAAACAACATGGTTTGATGCAGAATCTGCTTTGAATCATGGATTTGTAGACAAAATTATGTTTACAAATGAAATGGCACCTACACTGGTGGCTAGTGAAACTCCTATGATTCCAAGCGATTTTATCAATAAAATGAAGTCAGCAATGACACCAGATATTGATAAACTTGCTGACTTGGTAGCTACTAAGCTAGAAGCTAGACAAATTGAAGAAGAGACTTTTAAAAATAGCGAATTTGTACAGAAAAAATTCAATATTCCAGAAAGTCCAGAAAACAACACAAACGAGACTGTTCCAAAAGGGTTCGGTCTTTTTATGTTTTAAGAAAGGAAATAAAAAATAATGAAATTATCTAATGAATTTGAAAAACAACGTCAAGCATTTTTGGACGCTGTATCAAATGGAGCACCTCAAGAAGAACAAGCTAAACTTTACAACGACATGATTGAATCAATGAGCAATGAAATGATGGAACAGGCTCGTGATGCTGCTCGTGAAGAAGTATCAGCTTTGAACCCATACGATGCTAAACTTACTGCTGAAGCTCGTGAATTTTTCAATGATATTGAAAAAGCTGCGCCTAAAGGTATTGAAAAACTTTTCCCACAAGAAACAATTGATCGCATCTTTGAAGATATGATTCAAGCACGTCCATTGCTCCAACATATTGGTTTGCGCAATGCTGGAATTCGTTTGAAATTCCTTAAATCTGCAACAACTGGTCAAGCCCTTTGGGGTAAGATTAATGGAGCAATTCAAGGTCAGTTGAAACAAGAATTCAACGAAGAAGAAGCAATCCAAAACAAATTGACTGCATTTGTAGTTATTCCTAAAGATTCAGAAAAATTTGGCCCAGCTTGGTTGCAAGCTTTCGTTTCAGCACAAATTACAGAAGCATTTGCAGCAGCACTCGAAGCAGCATTCTTGAATGGTGATGGCGATGATAAGCCAATCGGTCTTTCTCGCACTCTCACAGGAACTGCAGCAGGTGGTAAAACAACCTACGCTGAAAAGACAGCGCAAACTTCTAAACTTACATTTGCTGATTCAGCAACAGTAGTAAAAGAATTGACTAAGGTTTATAAATACCACTCAACAAAAGCAGACGGAACTACTCCAGTAGCAGTTGAAGGTAATCTTGTAATGGTTGTTAACCCAGCTGATGCTTGGGATGTGAAGAAACAATACACTTCATTGAACGCTCAAGGTGTATACATTACTGCTATGCCTTACAACCTTATCTTGGCTGAGTCAGTAGCACAAACAGCTGGTAAAGTTACCACATTTGTTAAAGGCCGTTATGATGCCTTTGTAGGTGGTGGAATCGAATTTGGTCGCTTCACAGAAACTTATGCTCTTGAAGACTTGAACCTTTACACTGCTAAGCAATTTGCTTACGGTAAAGCTCATGACGAAAAAACCGCGGCTGTTTGGACTTTGCAACTTCCTCAAGCCTAATTTAGGGGTTAGATCATGACTTCGGGAGTAAGACTTCATCCTCTCCTTGAACCTTTTAAGGAGAGGATGAGGATTTTTCATAACGAGGAGGATAAAAACCTCTCTCGAATATTGGAAAGCTCTGAAGCTAACATCTTTAGTCTTGTTGGAAGTCAGTACCCAACTGAACCACGAGTTCGAGAGTTAATTTTAGAGCGTGCTAGATACGTCTATAATGACCAAGTGGAGTTCTTCTATGAAAACTTTCAAGGGGATTTGATGGCGTTATCTCTTGAGAATTTCAAAGCGGAGGAAAAACGTGATTAGAGTTTTAAAAGAATTCTTTGACCTTGAAGCAGGTCAATTCCGCCCAGTAGGTTCGACATTTGAGGGTACAAGAGAACGATTCGAGGAAATCAATTCTATCTTGCCTGGATTTGTTGAATGGGGCGAAGAAAAAACAGAAGTAGTTACAAATATTGAGCTACCAGAAGAATAAACCTCAATATCGTTATAAAAAGCCTGAAGCTCAAAATGGAGATTTAAGAACCCCTTTGACTTTCTATACTTCTAAAGTTGAGGAGGGGCTTCATGGTCGTGATGTGAGTTTTGAAAAAGCTTTTTATACAATGGGGCAAGTTTATTCACCTAGCATGAAAGATATTGAGATTGCTAGTGGTAAGTCAATGAGAGCAAAAATGACTCTGAAAATTCGTGATCCTTTAGCAGATTATCAACCAGAAAATCAACATTTTGTTGAAGTAGGAGATATTCGCTTGGCTAACAAGAAATGGCAAATAATCGATATACGTCCTGATTATGATAATCGGGATTTTTTGATAGTTATTATCGGTGGTGGTCAAGATGTCTAGTGGAGCAGAATTAAGAGGCTTCGACGATGTTCTTAGAAACCTTGAAGTTCATCTTGGTGATACTAAGGTCAAACGTACTACGAGTCGAGCCTTAAAAGAAGTCGCAAATGAAACCTTAGAAGAGTTTAAAGTTGCTTTGCAAGTCTACAAAGATAAAGGAGACACTATCGAAAGTGCAACTGTTGGGCGTGTGACTGGTCTTGCTGCTGGCGTTCCTGTTGTGAAAATAGGTTTCGGTGAGGGTTCTCGATGGCGCTTGGTTCACTTGAATGAGTTTGGATATAGCAAGAATCCACATCCAAGAGGTTTTGGTGTAATTAGACGCTTTTCAGAGGCTCATGCTAAAACCTACAAATACAGGATGGCTAGTCATTTGAAGATAGGAGGTTTTTAGATGGTCAAAGATAAGTTTAATGAACTCTATGAGACATTGAAAAAAGATGAGACTTTAGCTGGAATCAGTATCAAATCTTTTAATCGTCCAGAAACGCTACCAAGCAATGAGACAAGTATCGTCATTAGACCAGTTGGCCCGCCGATGCAGACGGCTCATGGTAGTAATACGAGCCTGGCTAAGACATTTCTCTATCAGGTCAATGTAGAGTCTAAAAATTATATGGAGTGTAAAGAACTCCAAAGAAAAATTGAAAAGATTATGGAAGAACAAGGATTTTATCAAACCACAGGTGGTTTAGATGAATGGATTCCAGAAATCAAACGCTACGTAGATGCTCGGACTTACAAGGGTCGGAGCGCTCTATATGAAGAATATTAAAAAATAAGAAAGAGGTGCTATAAATGGCATTAGTTGGTTTTAAACGTATGACAGTTCGTGTGTTGGATGGGAATGCCACTCCAACACTTGGACAAAACCTTTTTGTAATTGAAGGTCAAACTGGTAAAGGTGCGACTCGTACTGCTAAGATTTCAGGCCTTTCAAGTGATCCAGTAAAAACTTATGGTAGCGATGTTGCTTATCACGTTTCAAATCGTGGTGTTGGTAACGTTAAGATGGAAATGACTGCAGTTGACATTCCTTCAACTGTATTGGCTAAAATCCTTGGTCATGTAATTAAGGATGAAATCATCGGTATTGGTGCTGATACAGTAGCTCCATACTGTTCAGTTATGCTTGAATCTAAAGCAGCTGATGGTACACAAGCACAAGTTGGTTTCTTTAAAGGTCAATTTTCAATGGATGCTGAAGAATTTGAAACCCTTAAAGACAAACAAGAAGAACTTCCAGATGATAGCTTGAGCTTCTCAGCTATTGCAAGTGATGATGCAGAAACTTCAGGTCTTTACTACATCAAGTACATTGGTAAGGACGAAGAAAAACTTAATAAATTTAAAGGCCAACTTAAAATGGTTGCTGCAGGGTAGAAAGAGAGCGCAAGCTCTCTTTTTATCTTATTTCTAGAAAGGAAAGAATATGGCTACGGTTAAATTTTTAATTAAAAATGAAAAAGGGCAAGATGTTCAAAAGACTAGTAAGGAAATCACTACTAAAGATTATCGTAACTACCTGATCATGAATGAAGCTTTAAACGATGATTTGTCTGAAGTGGAAAAACTTGATAAACAGTTAGAATTTATAGCCTCATTGTTTGAAGATGTAGAAGTGGATGAGTTGCTAGAATACACCGATATGGCTGACATTTTTGCAGTTTTCACAGATATTTACTCTCATCTTATTGGTGATGTTGACCCAAAGGGGAAAAAATAGAACCAAAGGAAGCGCTAAAAAGGTTCTATGGATTCGTCAAACAAGCTACTGAAGGTCCGTACGGTATGAGTATTCGTGATGTTATGGATACTAGTTGGGAGGATTTAATGGGAGTTATTGGCGAAACAGAATCAGCTAAGAAAGAAGAAGTAATGGACCTAGCTGACTTTCTGGAAACAATTTAAAAAAGGAGGATTAGAATGGCAGGTGGAACGCCACTAGGACAAATGTATATCGAGCTAGGGCTTGACGTATCGAAATTCAATCCTACCCTGAATGGTGCTAAAAATGCAGTAAAGTATTTTCAAAGCAACGTTAAGGCGCTAGATAGTTCTCTGAAAGATAACGGTAAAAACACAGATTTACTACAAGCAAAATACAAGACTTTAGGACAAGCGATTGGATCACAGAAAAAAGTCTTGGATGAAATGAAAAAAAGTTTTGATAGTCTTGAACCAGGGACAGCCAAATTTGATAAAGCAGCTGCTGATATTGAGCGCGAAAATGCAAAATTAGCAGCAATGGAAGGGCAACTTAGACGCGTCGAACAAGCTTTGATTGCAGTCGGTAAGGAAAACAGTTTTTCTGGCCACTTGAATAAGTTGGGCGATGGCTTGATTAAGAGCGGAGATAAAATCAAAGCATTTGGTGACAACCTTTCGACATTAGGCAAAAAGTTAACTACCGGACTAACTACTCCATTGGTCGCAAGTGTTGGCTTTATTACCAAAGCTGCAGTAGATTATGAATCCGCATTTGCAGGCGTCAAAAAGACAGTTGATGAAACTGCGACGGTATCTTATCAAAAGTTATCAGATGGTATTCGTCAAATGGCTAAAGAATTGCCAGCTAGTGCAGTTGAAATCGCAAACGTAGCAGAAGTTGCAGGGCAGCTTGGTATCAAGGCAGAGGATATTCTTTCGTTCTCACGTACTATGATCGATATGGGAGAGTCGACCAACTTGAGTGCTGAAGAAGCTGCAACTGCAATTGCTAAAGTAGCAAACATTTTGGGATTGACATCGGACGATTATTCTCGATTCGGTGCATCCGTGGTTGACCTCGGTAACAACTTCGCGACTACTGAACGTGATATCGTTGAAATGACGAACCGTTTAGCAGCAGGTGGTAAACTAGCAGGGTTAACTGCTCCAGAAATCTTAGGTCTAGCCACTGCTATGAGTAGCGTAGGGATTGAAGCAGAAGCAGGCGGTACTGCAATGACTCAAACCCTTACTGCTATCGGTAACGCGGTTTCTTTAACAAGTAAAGATTCTGCAGAGAATCTTGCTCTTATCGCTAAAGTAGCTGGAACAACATCGGAAGAGTTTCAACAAGCCTGGAAAGAAAAGCCTGCCGAAGCGTTGCAATCGTTTATCAAAGGGTTACAAACTGCGCACGAAAAAGGTGCAAATATGGATGCTATTTTGATGAAGTTAGATATGTCAGGTATTAGGCAAGGAAACATGCTTAAATCTCTAGCTTTGTCATCAGATAAAATGAGTGCAGCGGTTGAACGATCTAATCAAGCGTGGAAAGATAACACTGCCTTAACAAACGAAGCGAATAAACGTTATGAGACAACTGAGTCTCAATTGAAGATGTTTAGAAACCAAATTACTGATTTAGCTATCGAATTTGGGGGCCCTCTCTTAAAAGCTCTACGAGATGGTCTGAATGCAGGTAAACCTTGGATTGAAACATTAGCTAAAATGGCAAAACAATTTAGTTCAATGTCTGAAGAACAGCAAAGGAATATCCTCATGTGGGTAGCTTTAGCAGCAGGAGCTGGTCCAGCATTCACTATTTTTGGTAAAGGTATCACTATTTTTGGAAGCCTAACAAAAGCCCTCGGTTGGTTTACAAAGGGGACAAGCAAAGCTGTTGGTGGTATATCATTAATGGCTAAAACTTTTCAAGCTTTTAAAACAACCGGTAACATCACATCCGCATTTCAATTAGCCAGTTCAGGAATGACTACGTTTGGGGCAGCAACAGCTTCAGCATCCACGTCAACAGGGCTTTTAGGATCAGCAGTTGGACTACTAGCAAATCCTTTAGGGTTGATAGTTGGAAGTACCGTTTTAGCAACTGCAGGTCTTGCTTATCTTAGCAACGAGCAAGAAAAAGCACGTATAAAATCAGAAGAGTTTGGAACTCAGCTGAGTGATACTGCAAGAGGAGAGTTGAGAAGCTTCCAAAAAACAGTAGATGAAACTAGTGTAGCAGTTGCTAATTTCGGAACTCACGCTGGAGATGTTGAAAAAGTTTCTGGAGCTTTTAAAAAGCTTTATGAAGATATTCAAGCGGCAGCAGATCAAAGCAACCACAGGATGGAAGAATTGGGTGCTAAATGGGGTCTAAGTGAAGAACAGATTGCTCAAGCTAAAGAAAGAAATGGTCAAATCGTTTCAAATGCAGCAGCGATGATGAACCAAATCAATGAAATTTACCAACGACACAATGGCGATGCTAGTAAGTTTTCTCAAGAAGAAAAAGAAATCATCCTGAACAATCAAAACGAGATGATTAAAGCTAAGTTAAAGATGATGAGTTTGTCCGAAGAACAGCAAACGGCAGCACTTCAAGCTTTAAATGGTAAAATCGGATCACTGAACGAAACACAGTTAAAACATACTAGAGATGCTTTGAAACAAGCTATGGATGAAGAGAAGAAACTCTATGAAACATCCAAAGGCGAGTGGAAAGAATTGCTAGACGGTAAAGCAATCGACCAAGAGACCTATAACAAGAAAATACAAGAGCTTGAAGCAACCCATACTCAAACTATGGAAGCTTTAGGAACGAAATATTATCAAGTTATGAAGGAATTAGACGAAAAAGTTAAATCCAGAACTGGCCAAAGTTGGAACTATTGGGAAGAAGCTAAAAAAGCTTTGGAAGAATACGGTCTATCGTATGAAGAAATTGGTCAGAAGGCAGCAGAAGCATCTCAAAAAATGGGTGATTCGCATAGTATCCTTGCAAAATATACTAGTGATATGAGCAAGGAAGTAAAAGAAGCAAACGATGCTTGGTCTTTACTTGTTGGTAACATTGACAAGAACGGTAATTTCCAAGTCAAGTCGAATGTTAAGGAAGTAATCGGAGAAGCTGCTAAATCTGCAGAAGGTTGGGAGCAATTACAATTCATTGCTAAAACAGCTAATATCAACTCAAACGCTCAAGCTACAATTGCTGAGGCACTTGTAGAATCAGGCAAGTGGCAAGAAATGACGCTTGAGGAAAAACAAGTAATTGTTAAAAATCAAGCAGGTTTACAAGCTATCTTTGATAGTGAAAGCAATCTCAAGATTTGGAATGATATGCCTGCTAGTGTTAAAGAGCTTCTTTTGAAGAATACTGATATCATGAGTAAGGCTGATGAAGCGACAAAGGCTCTTGCTAATTATGACGCTTTAGCTCCGAAACAAAAAGAATTGCTTGCTAATGATGAAAACTTTAGAAATGCTGTTGCACGTTCAACAGACACCTTAACAACCTGGAATGCAACTACTCCATTTACAAAGGATTTGACGATCAATCCAAACAATGTTTTGTATAACGGTCAGCTTTCGATTGATAAACTAACTGAGTGGAATTTAGCCCCTGCTGCTACTAAATCATTAGACGCAGTAGATAACACTGGCGCCGCTGTTGGTAGCGCCAATATAAGCGTGAACTCTCCAAAACAAGAAGTACCAATTGGTATTAATGCTAATGATAACACAGCAGGAGAATCACAATCAGCAAGTTTAAGTGTAAACTCTCCTTATCAATTTAAACCAATTGATATTAACGCTGTCGACAGAACACAAGGAGAAGCTAAATCTGCAGAGTATGCTGTAAATGCAGTTAGACAGAACGGACCTATTGATATTGATGCACGAGACAACACAAGCAGTGCGATCAATAATGTATGGTCTGGTTTGGTATCCTTGCCAGCTGTAAAATTTATTGATATCATCACTAGACATTTCACTGAGCAACACGCAAATGGTACTAATTACCACCCGGGTGGCCTAGCTATTGTCAACGACCAAAGAAATTCAAATTATAGGGAAATGATTACTTTACCAAGTGGTGAAAGTTTTATCCCAGAAGGAAGAGATGTACTTTTACCACTACCAAGAGGTTCGAAAGTACTTCGTGCAGACAAAACTAGACGATTGATGCGTGAACTTGGTGTTCAAAGATACGCGAGTGGTATTGGAATTCCAAGAGATGCAAAATTCTTGCGAGAAATGGATCGAGCACAAGAAAATATTGTAGTGCAAACCCAAGATAACGGAAATAACCAAGATATGTCTAAAGTTGTATCTGAAATTACATCTTTAAGAACAAGTTTGGAAAAACTCCTCACGGCTATACTTGAAAAACCATCTAATACTTACCTGGATGGTGATAAAATCTCGTTGTCAACTTACAAAAATCATGGAGCAATTTATGCAAGGGAGGGAATTTAATGTTTTACCTAATTATCAATGGGTTTAACACCTCTATTATCCCTCACAGTGTAGTTACTGATTTTGGGGTAAGTGAGTGTGCAGAACCTAAAACTTCAGAGACAACTGAAATTTATGGGATGAACGGAACTTATCGCGTTTTGGACGGATCGTACAAAAGTTATGAGCGAACGGTTTCTTTTTATCTCCCAAAACTAATAGATATTTCAACTGTTATTGAGAAATTTAACAACGGTATCAATGAAATAGAGTTCGGTTACCAACCGGGATCTTTATTTTTTGCTGAGTATATTTCAGCAAGCTATCACAGTAATGGTCCACACGCATATACGCTAGATGTAAAACTATTAATGCAACCATTTAGATATCCAAAGGATGTTGAACCAGTTGTATTAACAAGTGCTGGGACGATTGATAACATCGGTACGGTCTATTCTGAGCCTATCATTGAAATTGAGGGTGACGGAGATATATCGCTTACAATTGGACGTAAGACCATGTATCTGACTGTCAACACAAAAGCAACAATCGATTGTAGGCAAGGGAAGCAGAATATCTATAACGCCACTGGGGCTGTACAGAATACTCTTCGAAAACGTGGGGGGTTCTTTGAAATTCCTGTCGGTCGTAGTGGTGTAACATTTACAGGTAACGTACGTAAGGTTACTATTAAACCAAATTGGAGGTATAAAGTATGATTTATTTAACAGAAGGAAACATACCTCTTAATGCTGCCTACGATGATGATATCGTTCAAGAAGCAAATAGTACCTATCAATTAACGTTTAAGTTTCCAACAAACAATATCTTGTGGCAGAGGTTAAGAGAGGAAACATTCCTGACAGCTGATGATCTACATGGTGAGCAAGATTTTGTTATTTTTGAAATCGAGAAAAAGCACGGGCATATTCAAGTCTATGCAAACCAGGTTATGACAATGTTAAATCACTATGTTGTCAATCCAATTTCTTTAGATAGAGTATCTGGTTCAGCTGCATTAAGCAGTTTTGCAGGAAGTATCACTCGTAGCAATCCATTTTCGTTCTTTTCAGACATTGACGATAGACACACGTTTAATATTGATAGCAAAAATGCCATGGAAGCTTTGACCAAGGACAAACATTCTATCCTTGGTTTGTGGGGTGGTGATTTAGTTAGGCATGGCTACCAAGTACGATTATTGAAAAATGGCGGTTCAGAAAATGAATCGCTTTTTATGTATAAGAAGAACCTATCCAGCTACGAGCATAAGACCTCTACTAAGTCTTTAAGGACTCGCATAACTTTCATCACAACCATACGTAGTGAGGGCGAAAATCCAGTTGATAAACACTATAAAGTGGTTGTCGATAGTCCTTTAATCAATAAATACAGTCAGATTTATGAGGATGTTGTAGAAGTCAATGACCAAGATGTCAAGGATGAAGCAAGCCTTAGAGAATATGGTAAGCAGTATTTCAGAACAACCTTGTGCGATATGCTTGAAGATAGCATTGAAATTGATGTGGTTGGTCAGAGTGATGTGCCCGTTCAGATGTTTGATGTTGTGGGTGTCTACCACGAATACTACGATCTGGATGTAAGGAAGAAAATCACTAAATACAACTACTCGCCAATGGCTAAGAAATTGAAGTCTATTGGTTTTGGTCAGTTTCAATCAGGCTTAGCAAGTGCAATCGGTAATGCGGTAAGTGATGCTGTTAAGAATGAAACTCAACACTTAGATGGAATCTTTGAAGCAAAACTAGCTAAAGAAATCCAAAATGCTGACCTTGCTTTTGACCGTAAGGTACAAGGTATCAGGAATGAAATCACAGATGGTATTGAACAAGCTAAGGCACTTGCTGAAGAGAATAAGAAAAAACTATCTGATGAAATCAACAGACGATTCCAGGAATTCAGTCCATCAGGCTTTGAAGAAGCTAAAGCTAAAGCAGAAGAAGCTCTACGAAAAGCTGGAGCAAGCGCTGACCTAATTGAGGAAGCCAAGAGAATTGCTGATAGCAATACTAGAGATTTAAATGCTTTTAAAACATCGACTCAAAAAGAACGTGAGAAGTTATCAGATGAGCTGAAGCGTTATTCACGAGAAGAGGCTGAGAATAAACTGACAGAAATCAGGGAGGTTCTGGCTAGTGATTATGTTTCAAAGAGAACCTATATCGAAGATTCAGAAGGGACGCGTCAACGACTCGAAGCTATAACACAAGACAACAAGTCTAAATTAGCAGAGTACAAACAAACAGTCGACGGTCAATTTACAAATCTATCTAGTCAAATCGCTGACAAGGTAGACAGATTGGACTTCCAGCAAGTAAAAGAAACCTCATTGATTTATGAACGCATTTTGGGTAGGACGGATTCAAACGTTGCTTCAAACATTGCCCGTATGGCCTTAACATCAGAATTGTTTGAGGTCGAAGTAGGCAAGAGGCTTAGTAATCTGACAAATCTATTTTATGCGCCAACCAAAATTCCTAAATATATCTCATCAGTCGCAACAGATAAACATTTAGAACGTGTCAGTTGGGGCGATCATGACGGTATTAGAATTAACTATACAGACTCTATGTCTGGCTGGTTAGGGGTTAGATTTCCTCTGACAAAAAGGTTTGTGAAGCAAGGCGAAGGTCTTGGTTATCGCATAGAAATTGCAGTTGACAAAGTTCCACGAGACGGTAGAGTTTTGATTCAGTTGCTAGATAATACTCAAAGCCTAGGCATGTACTACAACTCTCAAATATCGATTACCAAAACAGGCAATCAGGTATTCACAGGGTATCTAGACATCCCATCCACTGGTGAGCTAAACGAGTACAGTCTTAGATTTACTCTGACAAGCCCTGGTAATATCGTTATTCATAAGCCTATGATTGTCGACAAACGGATAATTCCTAATGAATTTATCGACAGCACGGACTACAATAACGAATATAATCGAGTGACTATGTCCCTTATGAAAGATAGCTTTGCTATCAAGTCCTTAAATAGCGCAGGAGATCTCATTGCTGGGATTAACATTGGAGCTAATGGTAACAACCGCATCGTCGGTAAGGCCACTCACATAACAGGCGAGACATTGATTGATAATGCAGTCATCAAGTCGGCCATGATTGACAAACTCAAGACTGCCAATTTTGAAGCTGGTTCAGTCACTACCACTATTTTGGGAGCTGGAGCAGTAACAGCTGACAAGGTGCTCATGGACACAGCTATGGCTAACAAGTTTGTAGCCAGCGATGTGTTTACAAACACTTTAGCCGCTAAAACAGCTTTCATCAACAAACTACGTTCAGTTGTAGTGTCAGCAACCTTACTTGAAGGTTATAAGGGTAAAATCGGTGGCTTCCAAATTGGTACACATGATAAAGACCCTAACGTATATTGGCTAACTGGTCAAAACCAATTCGATGTTGGTATGAGTAATGGTAGTTCTAGATGGGACCAAGCCGCTCTTTGGGTAAACTGGGGAAACAATTGGGACAAATCGGGTCCGTATGCGTGGTACGTCTTGCGAACTGGTGAAATGTATTGCAAAAACAATGCTAGTTTTTTCAAAAAGGTTGATTTTGCAAATGAATCCTCTGTTAATTTTTATGGAAATATAAGTTATTATAAAGAGCCTAAATTTTTCAACGGATTGAACATGTGGGATTCTGAAATTATTGGAGGAGGTTCAAACCCAAAAGGCGGAAATAATGCCGTTGTTTGGTGGAATCAAATCGGTTCCGGGAGTGTTAAATATTGGATTGATAAATCTTCAGATAGACGTTTGAAAGAGAATATCTTAAGTACATCTGTTCAAGCGTTGAATGAAATCAACCAACTTAACTTGGTTTCATTTGATTACATCGAAAACAAGAAACATGAAGAAATTGGTTTAATCGCTCAAGAAGTCGAACGTATTATTCCACAAGCTATTTCAAGAAATCCAGATAATCCAGATGATTATCTGCATATTGACTATACAGCACTCGTGCCTTATCTAATAAAAGCAATCCAGGAATTAAACAAAAAAGTAGAAAGGTTGGAAACAACATGAACGAACAAATCGACCAACTAGTCATTGAAGAACTAGGGAATGATGTGGCAGCTCTTTCTCACAAGGCAGCTACATACAAAGCATTGTGTCGCATTGCAGAAGCAGAACTGCAACAATACAAAAACATTATCAATTCAAATGAAGAATTGAAAGCAAAATTTGAAGAAGTGAAAGGACAAACAAATGACAGTAAATAATTATACTTTAGCAAATAAACCTTATACTCGTGGTCTTGGTGACAACGTTATGACCGTAGTTGAAATCAAATTGGCAGACGGTAATCGTTATAGCTCAAACCTTCGTGAGTTAGCAGGTGACCGTACGAATGAATCAGAAGACGTGCTTATTCAAGCGGTATTGGATATTTTACGTACAGAACTAGACCCAGGCTCAGCGATTGTTCAAGCCCAATCTAAAATTGAGCAAGCTGAACAAAAGCTCACTCAAACTGAAAACAAACAGAATGAACTACTTGAAATCACTGAGAAAATCAATAAAGTGGTTCGTGTTATGGCTCAAGATTCTATCATGGGTGAGAAAATCGCATACGGTACTACATACAAGGAACTTGTAGAGCTCTTCCCGCTTGTTGAAAACGGCAAGAGTTATGCTCCTGGTTCAATGTTTGCGATTGAAGATCCTGAACATGTTGAACTTAATGGTGAAGGTAAACGCATTTTAGTTCAAACTAACCAACAATTTATCTACCAGGGCGAATCACTTCAACAACTGGAAGGCTCACCATCTCAAAACGGCATTCTTGCAGTTTGGAAATGGCAAGCGCCTAAATCTGAACTAGAAACTCAACCCGTTCAATAGACCACTATTTTAGAAAAGGGGTGGTAAAATTGGACCTATTGACACTAGTTGACAAATTGACGCCCGTTTTAGTCGTTATCATTCCAAGTTATTTTTCATTCAAGAGTACAAAAACTTCTAAAGAAGCTGACAAACGTCTTGAGGGTCTATCTAATAAGATAGATACCCTCGAGAAGTCAGTTTCAAGCGTGGAAGAGATTGGAAAAGATAACCAACGAAACTTGACGATTATCGGGAAAGGCTTGCAACGGTTACAGCGTTTTCGATTGCAAGAAAACTTAAAAAAAGCAATACGCCGTGGAAAGACAAGTCAGCATGAAATCGAAGAACTTTCAAGACTTTATGAAAGCTACGTTGAATTAGGCGGAAACGGTGCTATTAAAATATTGTTTGAGAAATTTCTCAAGCTAGAAATCAAAGAGGAGAATGATGATGAATAAAATTAACTGGAAACTACGTTTACAAAATAAAGTAACTCTTATCGCTCTTTTGGGAGCAATCTTTTTGATGTCTCAACAATTCGGATTTGAAATTCCACAAAATATTCAAAACGGTGTGAATACATTTGTTTATATCTTGGTTCTTTTGGGAGTGGTTACTGATCCAACGACTGCCGGCATCACAGATAGTGACAGGGCGCTTGAATATCACGAGCCAAGCGAAGACTAAACAATCAGAGAACCCTTTGGGGTTCTCTTTCTTTATTAAAAGAAAGGAGGTAGCACTTGAAGAAAGTTATTGAGAAGAAATTAACCATTTCAACCAATAATAGAGATATTGACAGGCTTTATCAAGAGTTTTATAGTAAAGATAAAGGCATTGCTGAGTTTAAATTCACGCTTGATGAATTGACCGCTACTAAGGTTATTTGCTTGTTCTATTTCAAAAAAACCAAGCGATACAAGGAAGTTGAAGCAGTTATCGAAGGTAACACGTTCACGGTTCAATTTGATACATCGCTGATTACAACAGATGAGTCCGTGATTGGCTATATCTACTTCGAAAAAGTCGAGCAATCGGCAGACGTGTATAGCTTCATGTTTAGCGTTCATGTAAGTGAGATTGACAAAGCTGTTCAAACACCACTCATTGAACGTGAAGCTGGTCGAGTTGTTAACGTCAACGACATTGTGACCAAGCAAGAATTGGATGCGCTGTTTGAAAAAATTAAAGCGCAAGGTGGTACGTATGACGATAGCAACCTACGTACTGAAATAAGCCATATTTCAGCCGATATTGAGGCTTTAAAGACAAAGACGGATAAAGATACCGTCTATGATGATAGCGCCTTAAAACAGCGTATAGTAGCCTTAGAGAGCAAGCCTGAAATTGACACTAGTCAGTATGCTACCAAAGATGAGTTGAGAAATATCTCCTTAACTCAAGGGTCAAAGGGTGAAACTGGAGAACGTGGACCACAGGGAGAGGCTGGACCTCAAGGGCCTCAAGGCTTACAAGGTATCCAAGGGCCAATCGGTCCTAAAGGAGATACTGGAGAGCGTGGTCCTCAAGGTGAAGTAGGTCCTAGAGGTGCAGATGGAGCACAAGGGCCTCAAGGAGAGCGAGGACAAGACGGGCAACGTGGTGAGCAAGGTTTACAAGGCCCCCAAGGTTTGCAAGGTGAACGTGGACCTCAAGGCCCTATTGGTTTAACTGGACCTCTAGGACCACGAGGTGCAGACGGTGTTGGTATTCCTCAGAAACTGACCTTAACTGGTAACACGCTTGTCTTATCAGATGGGGGTGGAAGTGTTGTACTACCAAGTCAACCAACTTCCGTAAGTGCTGGGCAAGTCAATGAGTACGAAATTCACGGAACTGGCTTTCCGAATGGGAAAGTAGTTGCACCAGTCGGTACTACTTACGTCGATACCGCTGTAACAAGTGGAGCTCTCAAGTGGATAAAGAGACAAGGAAGCGGAAATCAAGGATGGGAGGTTCTCACAGGTGACACAGGTTGGAGAACTTTAAATATTAAATCTAAACTCGGAAACTCATATCTAAAAGTTAGACGAAAAAATGATGTAGTTACTTACCAATTTGGTGGGCTTTCTTGGGGTTGGTTCGGCGTCATTCGTAGAGGTGGCGTAGGATACGAGGCTCAAGGGAGCGACAAAGAACGAAATTGCTACATTCTAGGGCTAGGTGGTGTTCCTGTCGGATTTCGTTCAGAATCTAGCCTTATTGGTGGTATTTACAACGATAAAGGCACACCATACGGTACTTGGTATCTTGGAGGGTACGGAGACAGTAATATGTTGAGATTTCAGTTTACTGACCCTGTTCCTACTGACCGAGATATTGGAGATATCCGTGTAAGTTCTATCTCGTACTTAACAAGTGAGCCTTGGCCTAATGTATTGCCATAATGAAAGGAAAAAATAAATGACAATCAATATTGAAAATGCTATTGCATGGATGCGAGAACGTGAAGGACAAGTCTATTACAGTATGGAAGACCGTGACGGTCCTGATAGCTATGACTGTTCAAGTTCAGTATATTATGCTTTGAGAAGTGCTGGTGCTTCATCAGCTGGCTGGGCAGTCAATACAGAGTATGAGCATGACTGGTTAGTTAACAATGGATATGAGTTGATCGCTGAAAACCAAGAATGGAACGCTCAGCGTGGGGATATCTTCATCTATGGAAGACGTGGATATTCAGCTGGCGCTGGTGGTCATACGGGTATGTTCGTTGACTCAGACAATATCATTCATTGTAACTATGCACGGAATGGTATCACAGTTAACAACCATGATGCTATCTGGAATGCAGCAGGTCAACCTTACTTTTACGCTTACCGTTTGACAAATCCGAACGCTCAAGCTGAAGAAGTGAAGACAGGCTGGCAAAACAACGATACTGGCTATTGGTACGTACGTTCTAATGGCTCTTATCCTAAAGATGAGTTTGAAAAAATTGACGACACATGGTACTACTTCGATGAAAATGGCTATATGCTTTCTGACAAATGGAAGAAACGCCCAGATGGTACATGGTACTACTTTGACAAGTCAGGCGCTATGGCTACTGACTGGAATAAAATCAACGGAAAATGGTATTATTTCAGTCGAGATGGCGCTATGGTTACTGGTTGGGTGAAATACTACGACAAGTGGTATTATCTTGATGCAGTCAATGGTGAGATGAAGTCAGATTGCTTCATTAAATACAATACTGGCTGGTACTTGCTACTTCCAGATGGTCGTCTTGCCGATAAGCCTGAGTTTACAGTAGAACCAGACGGCTTGATTACAACTAAATAA